CCGATCAAAGCGATGCAGAAACAGCACGGCTTGCTAGATCCGGCACAGCTGACATGCCAAATGATCGTAGAATGAATGATGCTGACTATATAAATTCTCTAAATCCCGACATGCCCAAAGGCCAAGGTGGTTATGATTACAGCGATGAATATGGCAATGAAGCAGAACCAAATGATCGCAAGATGAATGACGCCAACTATATAAATTCTCTAAATCCCAATGGTGCCAAAAAACCACCTAGAGATTTGGGATTGCCACCGGGAGAATTGGATAAAAATTCCTGGGATGACATGATGAAATCAGTTCCGGGTCTAGATAATGATGCCTGGGCTGATCTCATGAAGCAGACCAAAGTAAGCGAAGCCGATGCTCCAGCTCAAAACAGAGCAGCAGGTTTTACAGACCCATATTTTCAAAGTCGCCAACTGCCCGGCGGAAAATGGTGGGGCAGTGTGCCGTCGGCACCGGCACCGGCTCCGGCAAAAACACCGTCAGCAGACGTGACCAAAGATCCATTGTTTCGTGCTGCAATGAACCGTATAGATGCTGATAACAACGCCAAGAGTCAGATGGGTAGCACGGTACCATTGAGTGATTTGCAAAAAGCACCGTCTTTACCATCCAACCGGGTGACCCCAGTCGATGCCACTGATACTTTTGAATCACGTGAAGGTGATGCGCTTTTGGCAAGAATAAAATCATTAGCTTTAATCAAATGACATAAATAACATTGACACGTAGACAGAAAGCGCATATACTACTACAGTGTTTGCGCTTTTTCTTTTGTGGCACAGGCAACATTAGATCTAACTAACATTAGATAGGCAACATACATAGGCAACTTTATAGGAGAAAAAACTATGGCATCTTTAGCAGAAATTCGAGCACGACTACAGGCAGCAGAAAACAAAGGTGGGCAATCCACCGGAGGCGGCGACAAATCCATTTACCCGCATTGGAACATGGAAGAAGGTCAATCAGCCACTTTGCGCTTTTTACCCGACGGCAATACAAAAAACACATTCTTCTGGGCGGAACGAGCCATGATCCGACTGCCATTCAATGGCGTCAAAGGAGAGATGGACTCAAAACAAGTAATGGTACAAGTACCTTGTGTTGAGATGTGGGGCGATACTTGTCCAATCTTGGCTGAAGTGCGTACCTGGTTCAAGGACAAGAGCCTTGAGGACATGGGTCGTAAGTACTGGAAAAAACGCAGTTATATCTTTCAAGGATTTGTTCGTGAGAATCCCATTGCAGACGACAAATCACCAGACAATCCCATCCGACGTTTCATTATTGGACCTCAACTGTTCACCTTGATCAAGGGTGCGTTGATGGATCCTGAGTTGGAAGAATTGCCAACTGACATGATGCGCGGTCTGGACTTCCGCATCAGCAAAACACAAAAAGGTGGCTTTGCTGACTACAACAGCAGCAAGTGGGCTAGAAAAGAATCGGCACTGACTGACGCAGAACAAACCGCAGTGGAAGCACATGGCTTGTTTGACTTGAGCTCATTCTTGCCCAAGAAGCCCACAGATGTGGAACTCAAGGTCATGAAAGAAATGTTTGAAGCATCAGTAGATGGACAACCCTACGATACAGAGCGTTGGGGACAATATTTCCGTCCTGCAGGTGTGAATGCACCCGGCGGCGCAGCAGCACCTGCTGATGTGGACGAAGATGTTGCCAAGCCTGCATTGCGAGTGGCCACCCCAAGCAAGGCAGCACCTGCTGACAGCTTTGATGACGAACCAGCAGCAGCCGCTGCTCCTGTGGCCAAGCCTGCTGCTGACAGCAAAACACAGGACATTTTGGCCATGATTCGTTCACGCCAACAGAAGTAATATTGTAAAGAGCAAGGCTATTAATGTCTGAAATTGATCAATTTTTAAAATCTAAACACAGTTCGTTGACTCTAATACACGAGTCAACAATTGTTTACAATCTAAATTTGGATAGACATGACAAAGATAGCCTGCTCCAACACATACAATGGTGGAAAAACTGGCTGTCTAAAAATAATATTAAAAAAATTGTAATACAAGAATATCTTAATCTCAACACAATTGCGTTGGCTTATGCCTGTTTAGAAAACAAGGTACTGGTGCATACCTGCTCAAAAAATAACGAAGCCGTAAAAAATCTATCACAAAAAGTTGATGCAGTACTAGTTGGCAGAAGCTGTGAAAATTTCTTTGATAAAGACGATAAGAAATATTTTATGATTGATCAGGTATTTCGAGAAACACAGTTACCCAGATATCAAGAAGCAATTATTGATCTAGATGTTCTTTTTTTAGTAGGACAAACCAGCGGTTCTTCTACAGGCACTCCTAAAGAAGTAAAACACACAGCCAGGACATTTCTTGCTGCATCAAAATGTTGTACTTTCTTTTATTACCCTGGCCAAAGTTTTTCAGCCTATCCTAATCTTAACCACATTGGCATGGCTGCCGCGATGGTGATATCTCCAACTCTGGCTGGTTGCAAAATCTATAGTATTTCCAATATACTTGAGTTGATTATGTTTTGCAAACGAGGCGTTATTGATACCGTTGGACTGTTTATAAATCAAGCCAATACCCTTCAGCAGATTCTAACCTTGCTTGAAGATCATGAACTCTTTCATCTATCGCCAAATTTTGCCGGAGTTGAGTTGCTGACAGGAGGAGCTCCGCTGGGTCCCGGTCTGTCTGACTGGTTTTTTTCCAATAATGGTAAACGAATTCGATCAATGTTTGGCAACAACGAAGTGTTAATGCCGGTGTTTGTACATGATGTATACACTCAATTTGACGATTTTCACAAGAGAAATATTGGACAACCATGTCCGTTTGTTGAGTATCGCATTGATGAACAAAATAATCTTTGGGTAAAGACTCCTAGTATTTCGGAACAGGTTGACACATCTTTTGATGGCTTTTATAATACAACAGATCTAGTAGTAAAAGAAAACAACGAGATTCATTACAAAGGAAGAAAAAAAATCAATGGTTATTTTATGACAGATTTGCACGATCATATTTTGAATGTTGTTTGGACAGAACAAATTAATTTTGATGATTATATTTTACATCACAACTCTGAAACTAATAAGATTGTTGTAATTAGTCATAAGTTACCAGTGCTTGATTCGTTTAACAAATTGGCCAACGACATTAAAAAAGTCTTGTTGGATTTCGCTTGTGAGCCAGAATTTGAAACTCTACAGACCGACGGTAACGATGGCATAAAATATGTGTTGCAAGATCCCAACTTGGTTGTGCTTAGAAACCCAAAAGATTATTGATTGAAAATGTTAAAATTAAACTTTCAACATCTATCACAAGTTGAAGAAAAATATTCAGATCATTTAAAATTTGGATTTTTAAGTGGTTTGTATTTAATATTGCTTGGAATTACAAGTTGTATCCATGCAATCCTCCCTTTTTTCTTATCACGAGTACCTGACAAAATGTTTGTGTATTTTTTACAAAAAACAACGCCACGGATTACTCGGGTAAAGGAAATTCTTAGACGTAAAAAAATTGAACAATAAGGACATATATGGCCAAGCCATTTGACATATCAAAGTTCCGCAAGGACATTACCAAAAGCATTGAAGGCTTGAGTATCGGATTCAATGACCCTACTGATTGGATTGGTACCGGCAATCATGCATTGAATTATCTCATTTCGGGAGACTTCAACAAAGGTATTCCATTGGGCAAGGTAACAGTGTTTGCTGGAGAATCGGGTGCAGGCAAAAGTTACATCTGCTCCGGCAACATTATAAAAAATGCACAAGAGCAAGGTATTTTTGTCATCCTTGTTGACACAGAAAACGCACTAGACGAATCTTGGTTACATGCTCTTGGTGTTAATACTGATCCGGCCAAGTTGCTCAAACTTAACATGAGCATGATTGATGATGTGGCTAAGGCTATTTCCACATTCATGATTGATTACAAAGCACTGCCAGATGAAGAACGTATGAAAGTGCTGTGGGTCATTGACTCATTGGGCATGTTGTTGACACCCACAGACGTTAACCAGTTCGAAGCCGGAGACATGAAAGGTGACATGGGTCGTAAACCCAAAGCACTCACAGCCTTGGTTCGTAACTGTGTCAACATGTTCGGCAGTTACAATGTGGGTCTAGTCTGTACCAATCACACATACGCTAGCCAAGACATGTTTGATCCAGATGACAAGATCTCAGGCGGTCAAGGATTCATCTATGCCAGCAGTATCGTGGTTGCCATGAAGAAACTCAAGCTCAAAGAGGACGAAGATGGCAACAAGATCTCTGACGTCATGGGCATCCGTGCTGCTTGCAAGATCATGAAAACACGTTACTCAAAACCTTTTGAAGGCGTACAGGTCAAGATTCCTTATGAGACAGGTATGAGTCCTTACTCGGGCATGGTGGATCTCATGGAGAAGCGCAGTCTTTTAAAGAAAGAAGGCAACAGCCTGGTGTTTGTGACCAGTGATGGTGAGATCATCAAGAAGTTCCGCAAAAAGTGGGAAGCCAATGAAGAAGGTTGTTTGGATCGTGCCATGACAGATTTTGCTAACCACAAAGAAGAGGTAAGTACCGTCGAGGAGACAGCAGAATGAATGAAGCAGTAGCAGTGGCCAGTGAAATTTGGTCAGAACTCAAACGTTATGTAAACACAGTGGATCGAGACGAAGCAGCCGAAACAGTGGTGGCTATCTTGTATGACAACGACTGTGATATAGATGATATAAAAGACACTTTCAAAGGTGACCCTGATATCAAACGTGCTCTCACAGCATATCTTGACAATGACAAAGATTATACTGAAGAGGACGAAGTTGAGGAAGAAGAGGATTACCACGAAGACGATTGGGAAAATTAATGTGGTACA